TATGTCCTACCACGGAGCTACATGCCCTCGCCCTGAACCGGGGCATCTTCTTAGCAACCTGTCTGGCGTTGCTAAGCGTGTGGCTACAGCTACACCAAAATCCAATAGAGAAACCAGACGAAGGTTTAAGAGATTTGTCGCGCTTTGGTGCCGACGTAACCTTAAGCCGATAGAGAATGGAGAGCTTCTCACGTTTGAAGAATGGTTGGATTCTACCACCTACTCAGACGCTCGGAAATTGGAATTGCGCAGACTATGGGATGATTGTGGACGCACAGTCTCCGATCGTGATTTGCGCAAGGTGAAGTGTTTTATTAAAGATGAGACATATCCCTGTTATAAATTTCCCAGAGGCATCTATTCTAGGTGTGATAAAGCAAAATGTCTTTTCGGCCCGCTTGTCGCTACTATATCAAAGCAAATTTTTGGACTAAAATGGTTTATTAAGAAGGTTCCTGTTGTGGATCGGCCCATGGCCATCTATGACCGTTTGTACAAACCGGGACGAAAATATTGCTATACTGATTATACTAGCTTCGAGGCTCACTTTACGGCCGACTTGCAAAACGATTGTGAAAATGTAATGTATCGTTACATGACGTCGAGATTGTCTGGGGAACATAAGAAAGTCTGTGAGAGATTTGCCGCCTGTAAGGGTTCTGTGCAAACTTTGATTTTCAAGTTGTTTACCATTCAGCTTGAGGCTAAGAGGATGTCCGGTGAAATGGATACCTCCCTCGCTAATGGATTTGCCAATCTTATGTTTTATTTGTTTTGTTGTCACGAAAATGGAATTCCAGAATCGGAAATTCATGGTTATTTCGAGGGGGATGACGGGTTGGTAGGCCATGAAGGTGCCTTCCCCACGGAACAACAATTTAAGGACTTGGGCCTGACCATTAAAATAGGCACCACATCGAATCTGACGCATGCATCTTTTTGCGGTCAAGTTTATGATGTGGAGGATTTAGCAGTGGTTACTGATATTAAGGAGGCGGTCTGCCGGTTTGGTTGGACCAACAAACAATATGTCAGAGCTAAACCTGAAGTTCTTCTTGAGCTCCTACGTGCGAAGGGTTATTCCTTAGCTTATCAATATGGGCGTTGTCCCATTTTAGGAGCCTTGGCTTTGAAGATTCTAGAACTAACAACCGGGGTACTTGTACGTAAGTCCATTATCGATAGTCTTGGACACTGGGAGCGTGAAAAACTCCGTGGTGTCGACTTTTTGAAAGGCGACGTTGCATTATCTTGTGGTATTGTTGGTGCTAATACACGCGCTCTTGTGGAGACACTTTATGGAATTAGTGTCAGTGAGCAGATCCGCATTGAGTCCGCTATTAGCGGTATGACTGAATTAGGAATATTACCTTTCCAGTTCGATGTTGTTCCAAAAGATTGGGAAGATTACTTTTGGAGACATAATGTCGATGATCCTAACATGGAGCCTGTTTGGCTCAGTCGCGATGCTACGCGCATGGTTAACGATCTTATCAAATTTGAAGTCCTGAATCCCAATCAGGCAGCCATCCTTAG